GGTGCTCAAGGAACTGCTGGTGCTCAAGGAACTGCAGGAACTGCTGGTGCTCAAGGAACTGCAGGAACTGCTGGTGCTCAAGGAACTGCTGGTGCGCAAGGAAGTGTCGGAGCGCAAGGCCCTCAAGGAAATACAGGTGTGCAAGGAAATACAGGCGCGCAAGGAAGTGTCGGCCCTCAAGGCTCTCAAGGAAATACAGGCGCACAAGGAAGTGCTGGAACACCCGGAGGACCTCAAGGTGTTCAAGGAAATACAGGCGCACAAGGTGCTGATGGCGCACAAGGAAGTGCTGGAACACCCGGAGGACCTCAAGGTGTTCAAGGAAATACAGGCGCACAAGGTGCTGATGGCGCACAAGGCGATCAAGGTGCTCAAGGTCCCTCTGGTTTTGGTGCTGATGGCGCACAAGGTGCCGATGGCGCACAAGGTGCCGATGGCGCACAAGGCGATCAAGGTGCTCAAGGTCCTCAAGGTGCCGATGGTACAATCGGAATTAATACATATTACTGTCAAGGCAAATTAATTGATGGAAGTAATCAATTAATAAATTTTTCATCCGATATTAGCATTAATTTTGTCGACGATCTTGACCCCAATTCTTGGTTGAGTGATAAAACATTTCAACCAAATGTTGCAGGATATTATTTTGTTTCTTTGTATAATTGGCTTTCACATGGAAGTGATAGTGATAAGGAAAATAATTGTCAAATCAATAAAAACGGAACACAAATTGCCATATATCAAAACACAGTACCAACAGGAACTTTGGGTATTTCTATCGGTGGATCAAAACTCGTATATTTGAATGGTACTACCGATTACTTACAATTTACAGTTTATTCGAGTAGTACGGCGGCTCAATATCTTCAATCCGGTAATGGTACATACTTTACGGCAATTTTGACATCTATTTCGAGTTAATATTTCGACTTCGAGTTAATACAAATTATTTCATAAAATAATTTGTAGGTAATATCATCCAAAATAGATTTACTTATCCAAGAATTACATTTACATATCGAAATGCACTTTTTTTTCAATCTTTTCAAACATTTCGGGTTTATATACCAAATTACCAGTTGGTTTATATTGATCAATTGGCGTGAATTGTTTTTTATTTTGATTACTGTTAGTACTACTGCTACTATTTGCTGACGGTTTGTTAGTATCATCTTCAATTGCATTTTTGTCTTCTATTATATTTCCACGTTCATCGACCATTACACCAGTTCTCTTTTTATATTCATTACGAGCATATGTAGGTATCCAATTTTCCCATGAAATATACAATGTATTTGGATGCATGTAACGGACAAAAAATCCATTGTCCTCCAACTTCGTCACTAAATAAGCCACGCATTCGCCATTATCATAATTAGGTTCTCCAAAAATATATTCAGGAACAGTGAACCATGAATGTTTTGCATTGCGTTTATTGCGTCCAGTATGTTCGATTCTTTTGTGAACACGACCCAGAATTTTATTAAAAGTAGAAAGTGTTTTCAAATCTCTTTTATGCTTTTTTTCGTATAATTCATCTATGTTTATTTTTTTAGCAGCTTCTTCTTCATTTACATACAATAAACACGACATTGATATTATTATCTATTTTGTAACGGGATTTTTTTTTGAATAATACAACCAAATATTTTGTCTATAAACAAAATAAAATAATTTCAATCATTCTTATAAAATGCACGAAAAAGAGAACCCTAGTGAAAATAATGAAAACGAAAACGAAAACGAAAACGAAAACGAAAATCTTTTAGTAGAAGAATTGATAAAAGAAAAACACGACATCAGACATCTAGTTCTCTCTGGTGGCGGAATATGGGGCCTGAAAATATTCGGCGCATTGAGTGTAGCAGTAGAATCAAAATTGTTAGACATTTCTAAACTGGAATCAATTTACTGCACATCTGTTGGTTCAATGATCGGAATTTTATTAGCTATGAAATTCGATTTCGCAACAATTGAAGAATATATTATAAAGAGACCTTGGCAACATGTGTGGGGTGTAAATATGAACAATATTCTCAATATTTTCCAAACACGAGGTATATACAAACTTTCTGTTATAAGCGAGTATTTATCTCCTTTTTTCAAAGCTCTCGATTATCCACTCGATATTACAATGCAATATTTATTTGATAAAACTGGAGTTGACCTACACATTTATGTCACTGAATTAAATAATTTCGAATCTATTGATATATCTCATAAAACACATCCTGATTGGAAAGTAGTAGATGCTGTATACACAAGTTGCAGTGTTCCCATTCTATTTTCACCAATTATTAAAGACAATAAATGTTATATTGACGGAAGTCTTATTATGAATTATCCTCTCATAAAATGTATCAATGATATTGGATGCGAGAATAAACACCAAATATTGGCAATTTTATTGACATATGAAGAGAACATTAAATCCAATTTTGGCAATTTATCTGAAACAAGCAATTTCATTGATTATATCATAGTTCTCATGCAACGATTTTTACAAAGTCGATTTTTTATTAGCGATATGTCATGCAAAATACCATATGAATTCCGAATGTCTTCACCCGAGTTTACTCTAGAATATATTAACTTGTGTATGAATTCACAAGAAAAAAGACGCGAAATATGGAATGAAGATTTGGAAAAAATGCAAGAATGGATAAAAAAAATTGAATGAAATAAAACAAATAAAATAAAATCAAAATCCGAAACTAGAAAATGATTATGAATATGATGAATATGATACAACAACAAAACATAAAATATTATTTCGAATTACAATATTTTATAAATAAATTGAATTGGGCTTATTCCTATTTACAAGAACAAGAACAAGAACAACAACAACAACAACAACAACAACAACAACAACAACTATCAACATCAATACCAACAGAATACACTACATCGCATATTATTCTGTTGGTACTTTCTCTCCTTTTCGCATGCATTTTCATGGAATATTTATTAACCGTTTATTTGAATACTGAAAAAAATATTGGCAATAATAGATATCGAAATAGATATCGTTACGTATGCTCAAGTAAATCGTTGAATAATAAAAGATGTAAAAGACGTGTCAAGGATTCAGACCTTTGTTACCAACATAATAAATAAATTTATAGAAATTTAGAAATTAATAAAAGTTAATTATTCAAAACACTATCTAAAAACTTTTGAAGAGAATTTTCTGTTATTTTTGCTTCAAATTCAACAGTTTCTTTATCTTTCATCATTTTTATTGTAGGATATGAATTAATATTGAACTTCTGAATAAGATCGGCACTATCAACAGGCGTTTTATCCATAAATTTATTTGTCGAATCACCATTATCTCCAGTACAATCAACTTCAATACATTCGACTAAATATCCATTTACAATTTTTTGATTATTTACAGTGGCAAATTTTGTCCATTCAGGATATGCTTTTTGACAGTGCGGACACCATTGTGCATGGAAAAAATAAATTTGCACCAAATTATTTTTCTCATTTGCATTTGCAACATCGTCAAATGGTTTCATGGATTGTTTTGAAGCAAAATATTTATTGTAAGCATAATAAGCAACAAGTGAAAATATTAATATCAAAATAGATAAGATAATATTAAAATGATATGGTCTAGTTTTTTCAAATAAATAAGTAATAATATTCATGGATGTTATGTTATATAAATGTTTTACATTATTTTTTTTATGTCCTAACACATTCTCTTAATATATTAAGAATCGCCTACATATGTCAAAAACAAGGAAAAAATATACATTCAATTTAGAAGATTACAATAGTAATGATGGAATGCTTACTAGTGTATGGGGGCCAGGTATGTGGCATTATTTACATACAATGAGCTTCAATTATCCTGTTAGTCCTAGTCAAGAAGACAAACAACATTATATGGAATTTGTCAAACAATTAGTCTATGTATTGCCTTGTGGCAAATGCCGCAAAAACTTGCGCAAAAATTTTAAGCGATTGCCGCTTACGATGAAAGATATGGCTTCACGCGACAAATTTTCCAAATATATATACAAATTACACGAAGTAATAAACACAATGTTGGGCAAAAAATCCGGACTCACATTTGAAGAAGTTCGCGAAAGATATGAACATTTTCGTGCTAGATGTGTCAAATCAATGAAAAAATGTAAATTGAAAACAATGAAATCGAAAAAACTTGAATCGGGATGTACAGAACCACTTTATGGCGAAAAATCCAAATGTGTTTTGCAAATTGTGCCTCAAACCGAAAAATGCGAAACTCTTCAAATAGATAAAAAATGTATCAAGAAAAATATGGCAGCAATCATCAAAGAACAAGAAGAGAACCACTAAAAAAAGAATATAATAATCATATATATCAAAAATGGAATTCAATATAGTAGATGTAGATTTGAAAAAAAATAATGGAGATGAAACTGAAATTGTTGTAATAAAAGAAACACCTATAATACCATTTTGGTCAGAGAACCCAAATATTATTTTCAATAAAGAATATATTTTCGAATTTTTTCCAACTGATGACATGACTTATTCACAAAAACTAAATGCCATAAGTCGTACTATTATTCTTCTTACAATCATTAGTTATGTCTATTCCCAACAAATTAGAATACTCATTATAGGTATTATTACTTTGGGAGCGATTTATTTTTTGCATGTTTATAGAACGCAAGAAAGGAAAAAAATAGAGCAATTTGAGAACCCAGCTTTAGAAGTTTTGAAAGATTTTGATACCACTGGTATATTTGACACTCCTACATCAACCAATCCTTTATCCAATGTTCTTTTGCCTGATATAGATTTCAATCCAGATAAAAAACCGGCTCCGCCAACTTCTAGCGAAAAAACGAAAATCGCCATTTTAGACAGCGCAAAACAATTAGTGGCAGATGCAAATCCTGGACAGCCCGACATCGTAGATAAATTATTTACAGATTTAGGCGATAAATTGGTATTTGAACAATCTATGCAGCAATTTGTATCGAATCCTTCGACAACTATTCCGAATGATCAAACGGCTTTTGCTGAATTTTGTTACGGAAATATGATTTCGTGCAAAGAAGGAAACGAATTCGCATGCGCGCGCAATTTAGATAGATATACGAATTAAACCCTTGTTCCCATTTTATTCTTCACTTCTGGTATAAACCCATGCCAATTTTTTGTCTATATATTTGTATATGACGTCTTATCAAAATTCTTATGCTTTCAATAATTTGACAGGTATCCGGTCTGATGCAATTGATCAGACGCAAACAAATGTGCAAAATACTAAATTTGGACAATATAATGTTACCAATAATTACAGTGAAAATAATTCGAAAGGGCAAGCCGATTTTGCAATTCAACAACCTGGATTTATTATGCGCAATTACGGTCCAGCACCTTTTGTCATTGACGATGAATCAGCAGTTCTTTTTGCAAATCAAGAGAACGAACGCTCTCTCGAAAAATTGCAACTTCACCAACGCCCCTTTTTGACCGTGCCTTATTTAGGTCGCGGTGGAGGTGACCCTACTATTGAATCTCAATTGCAACAAGGAGAACAAATGGATCAACGCAAAAGTGTCAATACAATCATGGACAAACCTTTTGTCGATTATTCACAGTATCCTCTACAAGACGATATCAAATCCTACATTAATAACCCGGCAAATCAGGTAGAAGAAATGGCAATGAATGGATGGACACGCGGTGGCACTTCTGCCCGTGAATCTGGCCAACAATTGACACGACCCACTATGACTATTTAATACACATATCACACATCTTTCGCAAAATATGCGCCATTTTGCCCACACTTTGTCTCGTCTTTACGCATTTTTATTGCAAGTTCAGGTTCAACAACAAAAGAAACAATATTACTGTTGGTACTTTCATCTGGATACATTGTGAATTTGTAAAATATCATACATTGATTTTTCCGAAAATGGATACATTTATTACACGGATTTGATATATTTGATATACTTGATATATTTGACATTATTTTTCTTGTAAGTAACATTATTATACAAAATAAAATATATAGTTTTTATATTTTATTTCTATTAAGACCATAATGGTCGTTGTTCTTTTTCAATAATCAAGTTTTTAGGAAGAATCACTGGTAATTTCTCGTGAATATTCAGACTGTCTAAACTAATTAAATCAGGTTTAACGTTCGTACTCAATTCAGGTTGGACTAAATTTGTTGTACCAGTTCCTCTTAAAAAGGACTCAACATCAATATTATTTCGCGAAAGATTTGCAGAATAAATCTTACCAGCAAGAAGACCTGTTCCCGGTAAATTGGTAGTATAAGCTTGCCCTGTGCAATTATGAATGTAGTGTTGATATGCTAAATGGTCACGGTATTTTCGTTGTTCTGCTTCATAATTACCTTTATAATTTAAATTGGATGTGGATGTCATTCTTTTATTTATAATTATATAAAAAATATAAAATTAATTCTATAATTATAAAATGTTGTCGTACACGAATAATAAAGAATACAGGGAAGCTATTCGCAATTTTTTTGAAATGAAGTGCCAACACATTATATATGACGACGATGTAGATGAAGAAACAATCGATGAGTATACATACGATGCCGATGCTGTAGAGCGGAAAATGAATAAAATATACGCCGAAACGAAATCAAATACAGCATTTTGTAGATTATATGAAATTGCGGCTGGTCATATGTTTTCAACGGATTTAGAGACAGGATTGGCCGTTCTCTTAAGTTATGATTATTTTTCCAATTTTCATGCGTTATATATCTTGGTACTTGACGAAAATATTGATTTAGAATCAACGAATGAATTCAAAGAGATTTTGAAGAAAATATCTAAATAATCTATATATAATGAAAGCTCCTTATTGTAAAGATGGTAGTCGAAGATGTCCTGTCAGTAAAAAATGCATGCGAAAAAAGTCGATTCGTAGAACGCAATGTAATAAGGGTAAAAGAAAATGTGCTGATTCTAAATGCTACAATAAAAACAAGAGTGTGAAATCTAGGAATAATTTTTATTCGAAATATTCATAATTAAATATTCATAATATGTATAATTAATGTCAGTTTTTCATTTCATCCTAACAGTTGCTCTCTTTTTTCTATTGACGCCTGGTATTCTTTTGAGATTACCTTCTAATGGTTCTAAATGGACAGTTGCTTTAGTTCACGGTGTTGTTTTTGCTGTTTCTATGTATATTCTTTGTTATTATGTGTTGCCTTATCTTTCAAGATTTGAAGGATTCCAGGAAGGTAAAACTTCTAAAACCACTACTAAAACCACTGCTACTAAACCCATAAAAAATAGTAAAAGAACTATGTAAACTGAATTAATTGACGCTATTTATAAAATTTTTATTATCTACATGTGACAATAAAAATTAATTAAATTTCACAACTATTGTAACAGTTTCTTTTTTTATGCATTTGCATGCTGAAACAGACAATTCTTCGCGTTTTTTGCGAGTACCAACAGAATCGATAGATTTACGTTTAGACGTACTATTGCGCTCATTCATATCTTGCTCAATTGCATCGTAATTTGCGAAAATATGATCAATAATTCGATTTTCGATTGCCCATTTAAAAAAATTCAATTGTCCTATGGTTGTTTCCATTGAAGTGGTTTCGTCATATGGAATTGTAATGCGCTCCCATCTACAAAATGGGTCAAAACGACGTTTACTATACGCCTTTAGTTTCAATTTATATTCATTGTATACTTTGAAACGTATATTTTCATATTCACCGTTTATATTTTTTGTTGGTAATTCATAAACTGTGAAATATTTTTTGGAATAGTTTGTAACAAACCAGTCGACAATTCTCAAAGAAATATTGGATTCACCATTTATTATATTCATCATTTTCTCTAGGTTCTCGTGATTTTTATAAAATATCATCAAATGATTTAGTAACAATTGATTTTGTGTATTTGGATTAGTATTATTATTAGTATTCATTAAGACAAAATGAATTCTATATTTAAACCCTTTTACACAATTAAAGAATTAAAATGTAATTCTTTACAAGTGTAAATTAAAAAAAACAAAAATCTATACGGAATTATTTATTGATATGTCGTAAATATATATAAATGAGTTACGTGGATATATTATTTTTATCATTTTCTGAAATTGTAGGCGATTTCGGATACAAAGAATTTGCAAATAAAGGGGGTATCAAAAATTTTAGTATTGGAACCTTTGGATATATATCTGTAATATACTGTTTGATAAAATCACTCCAAGGTTCAAGTATTCTTTTAGTAAATGCTGCTTGGGATGGTGTTAGTGCATTGATTGAATCCGTTGCTGCAATATTAATACTTGGCGAGCGATTCGATGATCCATGGAAATATGTAGGTGTACTTTTTATTATCATTGGATTGTTCTTTTTGAAACTACCAGTTGTAAATGTACATAAATTCAAATTTCCAAATTTATTTTACACATTTTAACTTTTCAAATGCACATGTTATATATGATAATTGTACAGAAGGCAGAATTATCATATAAAAGGTGTAAGTATTATTTATGAAATATTTGAGAAAGTTGCAAAAAAGGATTGACTATTTTATTGATTTCTTGTCTATCAATTTGTTTCTTATAAATTCCAGGGTTCTCTAAACAATTTCTCATAATTACAATATCTTTTTCTATATCTCCATTCAATTGAATAACTTTTTCAGGAAAATACTCGCATATTTTTTTAGATCCCCAATAAATCGGCGTTGTTTCCGATAAAAGTGCATTAACTATTTTTTCGGAAAAATAATGATCAATAGAAAAATTTTCAACACAAATATGAAATTGATATTCGGCGTAAGGAACTACTGAATTTTGCGAAAATTCGCCTTTTATCCTCGGATCATTATTACCACCACTAATTAAATCGCATCCTTTTCCCCAAATATCAATCGGCAAATTTGAATTCAATATGGCTTGTACCAACATATTCCTATATTTATGTCCCTCTGCAAATTGTTTTTTACTAAAAATAATAGAACAGAATTTCGTTTTTTCAGGAATCGTTTTTTGTATCGGATTATGATTCAAAAACGCATATTTGTCTTCAAATGGTTGAGGTAAGTCAGATGAACCAATAAAATATCGCCCGATTCGTTCTCTTGCATATTCAATAAAATGCTCATTTAATTGCAATAAAGGGGTCGGTTCCCATGCAAATCCAACTACGTTCTCTTTTGGAATATTCAAATTTGGCATACTTTTATTAATAATGATTGCATGCGTATAATTATCGCCTGATGTCAATTCAAAATCAGTTTCATATTCTTGAATATCATGTAAATTGAATTCATTTTCAATATTTTTTTTGGCAGATTCTGGATTATCCCAATCTAAAAAAACACGAATACGCATAGGAACTTTCGAAATTACTGGATATTTTACTGTAAAATATGACATGTATAATATGTGATATTTCATATTTTTATATTTTTTACACACTTGGTTCTCTCTAATATTTGAAAACCATTGAATAAGAAGGACCATTATCACCATATTGAGCAACTAAATCATCAGAATTGAAATACTTGGAAACTGCACCGACTGATTTTATTTTCCAAGGACCTATTTTAAGATAATTTGTCGAATTTACAGAAGACCCCAAAGAAAAATTTCCGCTTATTTCAAGTGTCGCTGGATCAACATTGTCTAATACGACATTTTGGAATTTGATAAAACTCATATTATATAAAAATTATTCATTTTATTTATTACAAATAAAATAAATAAAATAATCAAATCGTCGGAAAAAATTCCCAATCCAAATCATTGCATACTTTCTTCCATATCATATCTTGTTCCAATTGTTTTTCACGATCCTTCATCATTGGTATATACGGCAAATATTGCGTCTGATTCAAAAGTGTACATAATTGATATAATGTGTAGGTATAATTGAAAAAATTCGTGCGATTCGGTGGACAATGAACCGCCCATGGTTTCTGTATTTCGATAAAGAGAACGCACAAAGTTTCATGTAATTCTTCGTTCATAATCGGCGGTTTTATTCCAAACATTGAATTAATGTACTGAATATGCTCGAAATATTTATTGTATCCCAATTTTCGCAATATTTCGCGCATTTTATCGTAATTCATTTCACTCATTTTGATACGTTCTTTCTTTATCCTGGCACGAATGGTCAGAATTACTTCTTCCGGTATTTGCGTCGTTTCTTTTGCCTGGAATTGCGACAATATTTCTTTGAAATGATTGAGACGCATATAAGCCGTATACGAGACTTCATTTGGCGGTTCTTTATTCGACGGTTTATTCGAATCTATAATGTAACTAATAAATTGTCCGCATTTTTGATTATTGCAAATCAAAATACCTTCTTCATCTTGCGGAATCAATTCGCCATGATGACATTCTTGACAATGGTCCGATGAAACGACGAAATCACTTATATGAAATACGTCTTGATTCACATTCTTCCAATAATTATTGTAGGTATTTTTCGAAGTCCTATACTTCAATGAATTTGGATTTGCACTTTGATCATTTTTTGCATGAATTTTGAAAAACGAATTGAGAACGTTGACATTTTGTTTGCCTCCTCCTACCGAAATGTCTTTTTTATCTTTAAAATAATTGAACACATATTTGGAATTTGCCAACAGATATTGTTTATATTGCGATTTCAATTCTTTGATTTGCATTTTTTTCAACTGGATTTTATCGCGAATCTCCATATAAATGTCGATTTGAGATTGTTTTAGAGATTTCACTTGTTCTTTCAATTCAATGATTTCTTGCTCTAATTGCGGTATTTTTTCAGTTTCATTCTTCTGATATTGCTGTACAAGTTCACTATGTTTTTCATCAATTGTACATTGTTTAATAGATGACTTCATAACATATATAAATCTTACTGCCTGTTTTTTATATTATTACAATCGAATTATAGTTTTCTTTGCTTCGTCGTAATTGATATATTGGTTTCAATGAATACTATATAATAATAAATGTCTTCTGTGCAAATGGAGAAAAAACAATTTCAAAAAATGCTATTTATCAATAATGCAGTTGAACAAGGCTGGACCGTGAAAAAAAACGAGGATTCATACATTTTCACGAAAAAACACGAAAATAGACGCGAGATTTTTCAATCCGACTATTTAGAAAAATTCATTCAAAAAAATGCGTTTGATATTTCGAGTTTGGTAACTACATAATAATTATCCTGTTGGTACTTTTCCATCGATTCATCTAGTATACTTTTATTAAATTATAAATATATTTTTTTATGTAGCCAATTTTTTATTAAAACAAAATCTCTCTGAATTTTTATCTTTAGGAAGTATATAATTCACAATGGGTGGAGCTCTCATGCAACTAGTCGCTTACGGCGCACAAGACGTTTTCCTTACTGGAACTCCCGAGATTACTTTCTGGAAGGTGTCTTACAGACGCCATACTAACTTTGCTTTAGAGTCTATTGAGCAGACTTTCTCTGGACAGGCTGACTTTGGTCGCCGTGTTACCTGTACGATCTCCAGAAATGGCGATCTTGCCTACCGCACATACCTTCAGGTCACTCTTCCCGAGATCAACCAGTCGATGAACACTGCACAGACTGTCTATGCCAGATGGCTCGACTTTATCGGTGAGCAGCTCATCGCCCAGGTTGAGGTCGAGATTGGTGGCCAACGCATTGATCGTCAATATGGTGACTGGATGCACATCTGGAACCAGCTTACTATCTCGGAGGAGCAGAAACGTGGTTACTTTAAGCTCATTGGTAACACCACACAGCTTACCTACATCACTGATCCTAACTTTGCTAACGTCTCTGGACCTTGTGCTGCCGCCGGCTCGCCTACCCAGGTCTGTGCTCCTCGCAATGCCCTCCCCGAGACCACCCTCTACATTCCTCTTCAATTCTGGTTCAACCGTAACCCAGGACTTGCGCTCCCTTTGATCGCTTTACAGTATCACGAGGTCAAGATCAACCTTGATATTCGTCCTCTTGGTGAGTGTCTCTGGGCCGTCAATTCTCTTACACAGCCCGCTGGAACCCAGACTTGCACCACTGCCTACCAACAGTCCCTTGTTGCCGCTTCTCTCTATGTTGACTACGTCTTCCTTGACACTGATGAGCGCCGCAAGATGGCCCAGAACCCTCATGAGTACCTCATTGAGCAGGTCCAGTTCACTGGTGACGAGTCTGTCGGTTCTTCTTCTAACAAGATCAAGCTCAACTTCAACCACCCTGTTAAAGAGCTCATCTGGGTTGTCCAGCCTGATTCCAACGTTGATTACTGCTCGTCTCTTGATGCTGCCCAGGTTCTCTTCAAGACCCTCGGTGCCCAGCCTTTCAACTACACTGATTCCATTGATGCGCTCCCCAATGCCATCCATGCTTTCGGTGGACCTGCCGAGACTTCCGGTTCCAACGCCTTCATCAACGCTTCTGGTCTCTTCCAGATGGCTGGTGCCACCGATATTGCAGGAGTCACCTCTGCCAATGAGTGGATGGGACCTACTTCGCTCGAGACTCCTTTTGCTAACACTACTGGAATCAGCGCTTCTGGTCTCTCTGATGCCGGAACTTTCGTTCTTTCCGAGACTGCTCTTGACATGCACTGCTGGGGTGAGAACCCTGTCGTCACTGCCAAGCTCCAGCTCAATGGCCAAGACCGTTTCTCGGAGCGTGAGGGATCTTACTTCGACGTTGTTCAGCCTTTCCAGCACCACACTCGCAACCCCGACACTGGTATCAATGTTTACTCTTTTGCCTTAAGGCCTGAAGAGCATCAACCAAGCGGGAGTTGCAACTTCTCCAGAATTGATAACGCTGTTCTTCAGCTTGTTCTTTCTTCCCCCACTGTTGCTTCCACCGCCACTGCTAAAGTGCGTGTGTATGCATTAAATTACAACGTTCTCCGTGTCATGAGTGGAATGGCTGGAGTCGCATACAGTAATTAAGCGTAAGCTTAACTGCATATATGCAATCATTGCTCATAACTCTCTCATAAAAATAATTTTATATATTTAAATAACTAAAATCAATATTATATTTTCAATAATATTGATAAGATTTTTTATTTTTACACTTTTTCTTTCAGCTCCACTAAATTTAATCTATTAATCTAGTAGATTACCATTTCTTTTTTTTGCTGTTTTTTATAGTTATTACATTGGTATACTAATTTTTTATATTTTTTTTCATTTCATAATCACGACAAAGGGTTAGGATTAGATAAACAAACATCATCTAATAACATAAATTGATTCAAAGAACATAAAAAATGAAACCATATGTGATATTTCCACCAATGAGGACATCCTTCTTCAAATTTTATATTGGAGAGATAAAATAAATAATAGAATAAAACCATGTTGGGATAACCCACTATAATATAATAAGGGTTTTTTACAACAAAAAAGCAAGAACATGAAAATAATAACGCGGTTGTTGTAGAAAAAAAAATATCAGCATCTCTCCGCCACGAATAACATGGATTTCTCCAATAATTTACAGAAGCAAACCATGTTAAAAATAGCGGTATACTATAAAGATATGAATGACACGAAAAACCATAATAGATTGGATATAAAAAGAAACATGATGAAAACACTATATAACGCGATTCTTTACATTTTGCCATTTTACTATTAAATTTTTCGATTTCCATATTTTATGATTTTGTTACAAGATATCTTTAATAGTTTTGTTATAAATAATAGGCGTTTGAAATGTTAAAAGGTTTAAATCGAGTAAATAATTTTGTGTATGTCTCTTAATATATTTGATAAATCAAAATTTGGAATATTTGGGTCATATCTTATTAATATATTACCCAATGATATAATATATTTTTCTCTTTCTTTTTCTTTATTTTTATCTCTATCAATGTGATTATACTCATCGCATTCAATAGCTAATTTATATTTTGGAAAGTATAAATCAATACGATAAGAACCCATAATATATTGACGATAACATTCAACAATTCCCTTAAATGAATTTTCTATGAATCCTATTGTCTGATTTTCAATACACATAGATATATTTATTGTTTTTATAGTATCACTAATATCTACAATATATTTATTTCTAATATTATATGAATTTTTTAATAGTTCAAATGCATTTTCTGTAAGTAAGAATATGCGTTTATTGTGACCGCCTCGTTCTCTATTATTAATATCAACCGATTTAATTATGTAATGTTTATTTTCCTTATAATTCTTTTGTAAGTGTTTAGTTAAACTACATTTTTTATTTGTAATATGTAATAATTCATCTAAATTTTTTGTAAATTCACTCATGATTTAATAGTTTATTTTTAGATATAAGTAAATTCAATTTTATATTATTGTACTTGAATAGTCACAAAAATATTTATATCAATTATAATTTATATAATTCTTCAACTTTTTTATTTGCCATATGTAATTTTTCAAAAATAGAAACTTTTCCAGATTTGGTTGTTTCCCAATTTTTTCTAATTTTGGATGACCTTCTACTCTAAAATATTCTCTATATTTATTTTTCTCTTTATCGTAAAGATTATAATAATAAAATAATAAACCACGTATTTTTTTAACATATCTTGTGTTATTCCTTCAGGTAGTTTTCGCGCATTTGATTGTCGTTCTCTTTTTGTATTTGGGAGAATACCTTTTGTATTTTATTGTTGTTCAATTAATGTAGCTAATCTCAAATTATCCATTGTATTATTCATTTTATCTCTGTCAACATGATCAACACTTATGTTTGCAGTTCCTCTTCCATTTCCATAACAATTCATTATTATTTGATGTATGTATAAACAAGTATCTTTTGTATGAGCAACAGCATACCCATTTTTTCCAATATACCATGTTGTTTTTTATCAATTTCTTTTTCATAATCCAATATTTTTTGATATGAAAATCTACATAATTTTACTAAATTAGAAAGTTTGCAATACATTAGTAAATATTCTTTATCGTCTTCTTCAATAACCCAAATTGGGTTTTTGATAATTCCTGCTTGACAACCTGTATTTTTTGAATGACCTTCTATGAATCTTGTAACTTTATATTCAGAATAAATAGTTTCATTAATATCAGAATACATCATATTTATTTTTACAAATGATTCAAAAATTTTTTTATAAATTATAATCATTTCATACATAAAAATATTATATTCATAAAATATAAATATGTCATTCACTCGATTTCATGATGACCCCGCAAGAATAAGAAAACAATCGCAAGAAAGTTCATTCGCAGGTCGTTACATGCTCAATGTCCCCGGATTAGGCATCAACATGCCTTTCCAAGAAGACCCGCAACTCCGTTTGCAAAAATGGGGCGCTAATCTCACCACCAACACCCTCAATTTGGAAAGCGATTTGCGAGGACTCACCCGCAAATTCACGAGAGATGACCCCGATACAAACGAATACAAAAAGAATGCCACAAGAACGCATCCTTTCATGTATAAATCCGCGAATCCGTCGGTTCTCGAATCCCGTGCCAGTCACCCTGCATGGACATACAAAGATTTAGAACAAACAAGATGGGAAACGCCATTCATAAATCCGCAAGTAAATGCTGAAAACAAATTGCAATCTGGACTGCAAACACGCATATTGGAAAAAGACAATTTTGTCGCAAAAGTCCCTGTTTTTTCATATCTTGAGTGAATAATATTTTGTTAGTATTTGTACAAAATATTATTGTATATTATATCTATGGAATTAGCAATCCCTTTAGTAGCATTAGGTGGATTATATATTATTTCAAATCAACCGAATAAAAAAGAAAATTTCGAATCCAGAAAAAACGCCACAAGTATTCTACCAAATACAGATGTGGAAAATCGCAATTATCCGGATGAATATCCAGTGCAAAACGCCGAAGAAGATTTGACATCGAAATTGTCAACTGTCAATAAATATGATGGAAGTGCCTACACGGATAAATATTTCGATACTAATTCATCTGCAAATATTGTCAATCAATCCATCGATCAAAATAACTCGAAATATTATTCATTGAGTGGACAAAAAGTCGACGCCTCTTATTTCAAACATGCGAATATGCAACCTTATTTTGGCAGTCATTTACGCGGCTCGCATTTAGATGCAAATAGTGGCGAAAGTCTTTTGGACAATTATATTGGTTCTGGTTCTCAAACAATATCGAAGCAAGAACGCGCACCACTCTTTGCTCCGAGAGAAGGGTATCAATACCCCTATGGTATGCCAAACACCAGCGATTTCATGCAATCCCGTGTGAATCCGTCTCTAAAAATGTCGAACGTGAAACCATTCGCAGAAAAGTTGGTCGCACCTGGAATCAACGCCGGTTACGGTGCAAACGGTGTCGGTGGATACAATTCGGGCCTTATTGCCCGTGATTTTTACATGCCTAGAAATGTGGACGAAATGCGCGCAGACAATAATCCAAAATCGGGTGAATTGATGCTTTATGGTCACGAAGGTCCAGCAGACAGTTTTGTGAAAGAACGTGCGCATTTAGGTATTGTTGAAAAAAATCGTGTGGAAACATTTTTCCCTTTAGGACAGGACAGACTTTTCACTACTGTTGGCGCGCAAACAGCGCCCACGGCACGTGCCATACCCATTGTCCACCATGTCAATCGCCCAGATACATCCACCGAATATATTGGCGCTGCTGGTATGCAAATTCCGGCCCAACAAATGGACGGCGAGTACATGCCATCCAAGCACATCGATTTGGCCGGTCCTCAAGTGCAACCGGCATATCGTGTCGGCGCAGGCGGCGCAACAGAAGAAGATTACGGAATTAAATCGCAGAAAGTCTATAGAAATAATCGGTCATCGAATCAAAACGGCGGATATTTAGGCGCAGCAGGCGGCGTTATTACAGCAGCAGTCGCGCCTTTGCTCGATGTATTGCGGCCATCACGCAAAGAGAATACTGTTGGTACTTTGCGGCCATATCAGAATCCAGGTTCTACAGTGCCGAATTCATATATTTTCAATCCAACAGATAGACCTCCTGCCACGATTCGCGAAACCACCGAAATATCGAGCGGCCATTTATTCGTCAATCGTATGCAAGCCGGCGGTGGATATGAATCGAATCCCCAGCAACCCGTTGTAAATAACAGACAAACGCAAAATTTGCAATACACTGGTGTTGCAAGTGCGGGTGAAAGAGGGAGAGAACCAAGAACATATGACGCAGAATATAATCAACGTAATAACGATTTGAAATCGTCGACTTTGGCTGGATATACTCCCGGAGGTAAAAACGGAATTTTCAATCCAAATGTCAATATGCAAGCTACGCCAAAAGACAATGATTTGACAAATCGCCGTTCTTTGAATCCGACGTTGCCTGCCCAATTTGTTTCGGTCGACAATTATGGCGCGCAAAATACAGGAGGTTCTCATTTATACGAAAATATTCAGATAGATCGTTCAAATCCCGATATTTTATCACAATTAAAAGGCAATCCATTTGTGGTATCGCATTTGAGCGGACTATAATAATACATTCCACCACAGTAGCATATTATTTTGTTAGTACTTGTAACAAAATAATGAAAAAATTTATTATCAATCAATCAATCAATAAAAATCGAATATTAAAAAGAAGGTTTATCTGTGAAAATTTCCGGGGTCTCTATTTCCACAATTTTATTCTCCGTCACAAAATTCATGAAATTAGAAAACATAGAACCAGTGTACAAATACCCATATGAACCAATCAAAGAAGCACTGAATACGACAATGGTGTCGCGTACTAAAAATTTCAGGGGTTTTATCTCGTTATCGATAAACTTCATTTCCAATAATTTGGCGAGACAGAAAAACACGGTCGTATAAATGGCAAACAAGAATAAATTCTGCATATAATATTTTCATTTCTTAATTTTTATAAATCAAAACGCACCCCTCCCCTCTTTATGATTCTTTATAATTCAATGACATCATCCAATACAAATGAATCGTCTTTACTATTATTATTACTAGAAACAAGGTTCCCATCCAAATCTGTAATTCCCAATTCGCCTAAATCAATACTGTCGGTACTTATCCTAATTCTATCCTCCATTTCCTCTTCTTCCTCCTCCAATTTACGTTGGAATGCACGTTCAGAACTTATTTCTTCTAAACGTTCAATCGTTTTCGGTGCATTCACTCGTTCTTCCTTGTTCTCCATATCCAAAACCGAATCATAATCATTGAATGTCAATCTAGTAGTTGCAGGTTCGTCGTCTATATTTTTTATTGAAGGCACCACTTCGGGCACAACAACTTCATCCGAATTCACCGTATTTTTTTCAGCAACAACAATGTCTTCTTGCTGTTCAGGCATGTTTTCAATAACAATTTCTTCTTCTTGTTCAACTGACTCGTCTAAATACGCCCTTATAATTTCTTCTGTAGGCACACTCTCTCTTATAGCAGTCAATATACATTCTTGCACAATCATTTCCAATTCGCGATTGTTTTTCTGCGTACCCAATGCACTGATTCCTTTTTCGAATAAATAGACATTCATATAAACTTTGCGGGCAACATGAATATACACTTTGTGAATGAAACTGTCCAATTTCGGAATTGAAATATCAATCTTTTTCTGTTTATTACCTACACGAATACACGTGAGTACTTTCAATTGTATAACATGAACACATGTAATCAAATCTTCTAAATAGTTGCATCCACTTCGCTCAATGATACGCTTGCGCTCTTCCTCGATGGTAGTAGTATTCCATGTTGGTATTCTTGAAAGCAAATTCTGAAAAGTCATCAAATATTTGCCAACATCATTGGAATCCACGCACATATTCCAGGATTCATTGAATATCGATCGGATGCCTTCAATGACTAAAGGTGTGAATAAACTCACTAAACGCGAACACCATTCATTTCGCGATTCGTGCAAATTTGAAATGACAAAATCGTCCATATTACAATACCTACATTTGTAATATGATAATTTAACTAATCCTAATCCTTATCCAAATTATCAAATAAATCCAATATGATTCATCCATTCTACATTATTTGTTACATTCATTAATTCGTACAATTGATTCAGTATATAAAGCATTAGTAATTTCTCGCAACGATATTCTGGTTTCACTTTTTCGAAGCATAATTCAATTGTAGATTTTTTACCCGCGTCAATAGTGTCCAATTGTTGTATCCAGGCATTCAGATCGATTGCTGAATAACCAGCTGAATATAATTCATTTACTTTCAATATGATTTCGCTGTTGTTGTAAGATTCAACTACATTTTCCATTATTTTACAAAGATTTTGATATCGTGTTTTATTCACGTTCTCGAAATCGTATTTCGAATCCAATTGATGTTGATGTAAATTTACTATTTTATCTCCTTCCATAAATTCGGGAAAATAAATTTCGCAAAATCTGGACAAAATCGGATTCAGTAATTTGTTTTTATTTTCTACAATAATGAAAAACCGAGTATTTAAACTGAATTGTTCAATACAACGTCGAAGTGCAGATTGTGCATCAATCGTGAGAAAATCGGCATTCAAAAGAACAATGGATTTGAATATGACACCACGGTTGAATTGAATATTTGTTTTGGCAAAAAGTTTCAATTCTTCGCGTATGAATTTTATACCTTTTCCGTGAGCACAATTGACAAACATAATATTCGATTTCATATTCGCTTTATCGTAATTGTAAATTTTGTGTAGGAATTCAAATACAATCGTCCGTTTTCCAGTGCCACATGCACCGTGAAAAATGATGTGCGGTATTTTTTTGGATGTATGAAAAGAATCCAATTTATTTCTTATATTTGCATGTATAGGAAGAACTGACATATGATTTTTTATCAATCAATATTTATGTAATATTTTATGTAAATGAATATATTCCTGCCATTATGCCATTATGCCATTATGCCCTACATTTCATGAAATTACCAAAAGAAGAATTTCCTTCGCGCCGTACTTTATATAAGAATTTCAAACTTGTATCACTATTTGCACCAATTTTTTCTTCTGAACAACATCCGTTTCCAATATAATAAAATGAATCTTCCATATTTACAACTATTGTTTGTAATGCAAATTCTTCCACGCATTTTGGAAAAGTAAATAAATCATTTTTAATTTCTGGATTGTTTTCTAGAAATTCGACTATTTTTTCGCATCCACTATATTTGAACATCAAACCTTCATGTGCAGAATCGTACAATTGTTGATTTTTATTCAAAAAATGTTTTGCCAAAAGTGTTTGTTTGAACTCTGGCCAATGCCAATCATTATATTCTCTATTTTTATTACTTTCAACTACTGCATAACTTTCATAATGTGGTCCTATTGCAATAACTTTATCCAAATCGTCCAATGTCATACTATTATCAAAAAAGTTGCGCGAAGAAGAAACAATGAAATATTTGAATCTAAAATTTTGTAATGCATACATTATATTACTACAAATACCATGAGTCAATGAACCATGAAAATTTTGTTTGTTAATTATTTCATCATTTACATATACATTCTCTGGTAATGCAATAATTTTACATTCATTGTACATATAATCATTGCAATTTAATATTATTGCATAATTGCAATTTACGTTCTTTTTTATATTAT